ATTGTTTCCTGTTTTTTAACTTTTGATTTAATATTTGTTACTTTTAATTTATTCATAATATTTCCTCACTATAAATATTTGGTTAATTATAGACATTATGAACTATATTTATTTTAATACAACCCTTGATATAATATTTATTTATTGCTAAGTTTAGTTATATTTAATTATTAGTGTGAGGAATAGTATGAATGTTAAAGAATTTACATCTTTTGTGGATGTAATTGAAAATCAATACCCTAGACAGCAGCCTTTAAACGAAGTACAGAAAGGAATGTTTTGGCTTAGTCTTCAGAAGTTTTCCCTAGATGACTGTATGGCGGCCTTCTTGATACATTGTGAGAGTAAAGAGGGGGAATGGAAGCCACAGGTATGCCACTTAACCAAGTCTTTAAAGAACACTGAAGTCAATATAAGGGTATTATTTAATGATTTCTTTAAGCATAAAGAAGTTAAAGACCCAAGAGCCTTAAAAATATACAGACAAATAGGCGGCCTTAGTATGCACAAAATGCCTGAATCAATGACACGAAAAAAAGAAGACTTATTTGTTGAGTTATATATGGCCGAAGACTCAAAGGAAACTTTTGCCCAACTTCCGAATAAATTAAAAACTAAACTTATAGGAGTCAAGAAATGATTAGATTAGGAGATGTTGAGCTTGAAAAGGCTCTTATAAATTGGAGAGAGAAGGGTGCTGAGTTAGCAGATGCTGAGTCTAGCTATCAATATTACGAATCAATGATGAAGGTTACTAAAGGAACTGTGTTTTTAGAGTCTAAAGATAAAGGTTTAACTGTTAAAGATAGGGAAGCTATGGCTGATACTCATAAAGAAGTAATTAAATACATTGATTTGATTAGAACTGAGAAGAGAAGATATTTAAGACTAAGACACGAAATAAGTACAATACAAGAGTCTTGTAATTTGTTTAGAACTAAGTCAGCCAATATCAGGGGCGAAATGAAACTAACAGGGGAATTAGGATGAAACACAACAATGATTTTAGATATGATTTAAAGGTAGGCCAGAAAGGAGAGAAGTTATTAGAAGATATGATTGAGGGGGATAAAATTGAGGTTAAAAGTGAACAAACCAAAATTCCTCAAAACTGGTGTGTTAGCGGAAACTGTTATGTAGAGTATGAGAGTAGGGATAAAAAAAGTGGTCTAGCACACACTGAGTCTAAGTGGTGGGCCATTAATTTTTATGTTGGAGATGAGCATTACTTTACGATAATGATGCCTACTAAAAGATTAAAAAAAATAACCAGAAGGTATTATGAGCAAAAAGGAGGGGTTGAAGGTGGGGATAGTAATACATCTATGGGAGTCTTGGTTCCTATTAGCGCTTTGATTGCTGGTAAAAATATAGAAGATACGGGAGCGCCTGAGTCTTTTTCTGAAGAAGATATTGTTTCTTGGGCATTGGCCCAGGATGCTTTTTAAATGGCTAAAAAACCTAATAAAGAGATGCGTAGAAGGTATGCGGAAGCTATTGAGTACGGATGTATTTTGTGCCGAAATATCTATGGCGTAAAAACAGAAGCAACAATTCATCATTTAACAGGTGCTGGAATGGGTCTTCGGGATTTAGAGAACTTCCTCCCCTTGTGTCCAAGGCATCATCTTTATGAGGAAGGAATACATTTTTTAGGCCGAAGGGTTTGGGAAGAAAAATTTGGAACACAACTAGAACTACTGGAGATGTATAAAAATGACACAAAGAGTGACTGAATATAATTTAAACTTAATAAAAAAGACTTATAAATTGTTGACTGATAACGGGATTACTTCTTATAGGGTTAAAGATGGATGTAAAATGTTTGATTTAATATGTAAATACAGAGAAAAAATTGTTTTTCTTAAAGTTTGCACTGATGAAAAGGAGCAAACAACTCTAGAAATTCAAGACTTAAGTAAAAAATTTAGGGATAACTACTTTGTAGTAAGATTTCCTAAACAAGCCCTTAGAATATTTAAAGGAGAGGTTTCTGAGATAGAAAAAACTGATGCCAGTAATTCAATTAAACATCATTTTGCTAATTTTTCAGGAAAAACAGTAATGGATGATGCTTTTTATAAGTTTGTCCGTTCAAGAGGAGGTAGCTCACAATGATTGGTAAAAGTAAATATAAAAAATATATAGAAACTATGATTGGTATGAAAAAAGATGACAGTTTTTTAACAAACGACTACAAAATAGTTGATGCTGTTAGAGGTTATGCTTGGAGAAAGGGGTTTAATATAGCTTTTAGAGAGGTTGAAAAAGTTTATAGTAAAACTAGAAGACTTGAGGAAGTAATTTACAGGGTTTGGAAGATATGAATAAAGAACTCTTAACCTTATTATTTCCAAGCTCAGTAGATATGGGTTCTATTGGTTCTGGAAAATCAAACGATTCAATAACAGTTGAAGATGTATTGGTCAAACTTTCTTATTCAAAACTAACCACAGAAGAGTTGAATTTCTTGTTAGCTAAGTTTTTAGATGATAATTCAGCTAGGTCTTCCTTGTATCATAAGATATATGATGATGCTTTTGTTTTGTTTGAAGGAACTGAGTTAGATATAACTAAGGATGTTCTTCAAAAGGTGGTTGATTGTGCGATTATCGAATGTATTTTAGATGCTTGTCCGATTTGTAAAGGAACTGGTTTCTTGGTTTTTGATAAATCTGTAGAGGAATGTACGCATTGCCATAAAGGAAAGTTTTCCTGGAATGATTTTTCAAGACACAATGTCATGGGAATAGATAAAAATACCTATGTTAAAGTAAGAAAACAATACTCAGAGATTATAAGTATTTTAAATAATCTTGAGTGTACCGCTCTTGAGAAGATAGGTGATAAATGAGCAAGAAACAATACTGGATATATAGGGCCACAGTGGTCTTTAGCGGTGCTGTTGGGGGAGTTTCAGAAGAGGATGTTATGAAAAAGATAATTTCTGAATCTAAAAGGCTGCCTGAAACAGTTTCTTTTAAAGAATCTGAAATCAAGCTAAGAAAATGTCAGAAAAAGCCTGAAAAGGGCCTGTATCACGATAATAAGTACGACTGGTGATTAAGTTAATTTAGTTTATAACTCTTTTTTCAGCGGATTTTTTATCTTTAGAAACAATTTTCTTCTTTGTAACTTCTGAATCTTCAAATATTTCTAGTTTAGGATTCATGGCGGGAATAGTTTTCATTAAAACTTTAAGCTCACTAAACAACTCTTCATCAGATTTCTGTTTAGTGCTGTCTACATTTAAGTTTATAGTCTGACTAGAGAAGTTTCCAAGCTCCAGTAACAATCTGGCTGTGTTTAATTTTACAGTGTCTTGTTCTGAGTTAGTAAGTAAATCTTGGAGAACGGATATAGCCATACCAGAGGTTGAAGTTATTCTTTCTTCGTTTTTTTCTCTAATTTCAGTAGTATATCTTTTCTTTAAATAAGCTCCCATTTGTCTTGGAGATTTATCTTTAGACCAACCTGCTTTAATGCAACTGGCTGTTGCGTTCCCTGCGGTGTCGCCTTCAACAAAATACTCTATAAAAGCTTGTTCTTTCTCTTTATCTATTTTTTTTGGCATTCTTTTCTTCCTTTATTAAATATTCTATATACCATTTAGCTTTCTCTAAATCCTTTAAAGGTGTTCCTTTATAAGGAAACCTAGTTACATACTTGATAATATTTCCAACCACATAACCCATTCCCCAAGACTGAATGTACTCTATTGTTTCAATACCTTTAGTGTAATGTTCAGGGTGATTAATAAGGTCTTTCTTTGGCATACTACTGGCCTAATGGATTATCAGACCTAGCCTTCATCTCATTAACTTTAGCATTTAATACTGCTATCTCAGCTTTGTTAATGGCAATGTCTGCTACGATAGGTTTAATGTCTACTGATTGTTGAGATTCTAATACATTAATTCTTTCGATTAGCTTTCCTTGAAGTATGGCAAAACCTAGCAATGTAATTATGAGTGAGCCTATTCCAAGCCATTCTTTTACTCCCATATCAATATCCTCTTATTCGTTTTAAATTTTCTTCGGCTCTAATTCTATTGTCTATAGATTCCTGAAGAACCTTTTGACTTTTTGCCACAGGGTCGTTATATGCAACTTGGTTCTCAGCATATATATCTCTAGTATCAACATATTCTCTCTGGTCATAATAATTTCCTCCATCAATGTTTAATTGATTTATAAATATATTATTATTTATATTGCCGTAATTGTCCATAGAAAGTGGGCTTTCCATAGCCCTAGCCACAATGAGGGAAGTGGCGACCAGTCTTTGG